TTTTGAACTTTATCTTTGGGTGTTTTTTCTTTTTTGATGTCGATGAATCCCATATCGAGAATCTTCTTATCTTCTGTAAATGCATATCCGACACAAGTTGTGGATGCATCTAATCCTAATGTAACCATTTGTCTCCTATAAGTCTAATTTTATTTTAAATCTCATATTTATTTTATCACTTTTTCTAATTGGTCTTGGTAATTTAGCTTGAATAATAGGTTCTTCATAATTACCCCTATCATATAAATTAATTGTAGTTATGTATGGTTGCCAATCACTACTTGTAAACTCAGAAGCTAATAAATATGATGATAACTCTAATGGTTTACCACTTCCACTAACAGGACTCCTTAAAGTATAATTTGTTGAAAAATTATAATCTTGTGGTAATAAATTTAAAGAATACTCATAAGTTGTTATCGAATTAAATGAATCAAATTTTAAACTATAGTTTGTACCTAAATCTGAATAATTTACACTACCACTCCAAGAACCCGTTTCTGTAATTACCACTAACCCTTTATCATAAAATATATTACCAACATAATTATCAGATGATGATAACGCTCCAGCACTTTGTGAGTGATGTGCATTTGTTGAATATAAATTACCTTTACCATCATCTATAATTATTGGATTATTATTACTATTGTCGGTGACATCTACTTCTGTAAGTTTAAAACTTTTTTCTGTTATTTTTTCACCATAATATTGAGATGGAATCGGAATTATTGAACTACTTGGATATCCATGATATTTAGTTAAAAATTGTTTACCTGTTTTTTTCTTTACAGAAATATTACTCGATGGTGTTCCAAATTTATGTTCGTTTAAATATTGAGGAGAGCCACTTGTATAGAATAAAACATTTAATGAGTTCCAATAACTTTCACTTATAGAACCAGAAACTATTTTTATTGATTTTATACCAATTGAAGAAGTAGTAAGGTTTTGTGTATAATTTACAACATTACTTTCAATTATGGTTGATGAATTATCAATCTCTCCGAATACATACATAGCAACCCATCTTAATAAGTTAGTTTAACTTTAATTGTAGCTTCTGAACTAAAGTTTTTCTTCAATGGTGTTGATAAATTACCAACAGCAACCATATCACCAGCATCATTGTATAATTGAACTGATGTAATAAATGTATTTGGATTACCTTTCATTTTTTCTTGTCTTAATTCATTTAAAGAACCTGAAACAAATGTTGGGTTATTTGAAAAATTCATATGTCCAGCTCTTGTTCTACAAAAATATTGAGCACTCACTTGGTCTTCTTCATCTCTAAATGTTAATGAGGCTGGTGACTCCAATAAACAATTTATTAATCTTAAAGCTTGTTTTGTATTACCTGTAGTTGTTTTTGCAAAACCAAATCCTTTTTGAGAACCCGAATCAAATATTACAGTATTATTAACTCCAGCATCAATTCTACCTGGCATTGAAGCTGATAACTCATGTCCACTTAATATTAAGATTCCCATACTTGGATAAAAGAAACCAAATGATTGAGATGTAGCTGCATTGTGTGCGGTTCCAGCAGAACCACTAACAATGTTATACCTATCACCAGCTGGTGTAGCTGTTGGTTTTTGTGTTTTACTATCATCTGTTAATTTTAAAACCACACCACTTAAATCACCAGCAGAACCACTAAATGCTACAGTCCAAGTTCCTTTGTTAATTCTATCTTTCATATTAGAACGTCTTGCGTTCATAATAAATATTTCAGTATCTTTTGTACTTAACGCACCACCATGTGAACCATTTTGAGATATTTTAAATCCACCAGTAACTTCTAAAGGAGCTAAAAGCATACTAGCATATTGTTTATAAATCGCTTCTGTAGGAGATTTTATAGTACCACCTGAAGTTTGTCCACCATATCCATTCGTACTACCAAATGCAACATTGAACTCTTCTGTAGTTAATGTTGAACTATTTGAAATTCCAAAAAAATATGTTTCATTTGTATCTGATAAAGATGATGATTTAATACTAGCAGCTGCTAAAGTAGCACTACCATTTGAAAAATAAGGTGATGTTACCTTTTCAGTATGAGTTATTTTATCCATCCCCTCAGCTGTATTTATTGGTATTCTTGTTCCTGCTATTGGCATTTTATTCTCCTAATTTATTATGAACCTATATTCGTAGTTCTTGTTGGCCTTGGATTTGTTTTTATATTGTTTGTTACTGTTATTGAAGCATAAGCACCAAACTCTCTATGTACAATATAAATATCTGTTGACTTACCTATTTCAGTTTGGAATATTGGGTCTATTTTAAATGAACCATTTGCCGAAGTTGGTAAATCATACATTTTAGCATTTGCAATTTCTTCCTCTGCTAAAAATTCACCCGCAGTTCCACTTATTCCACCCGGTACTTCTGTTGGTCCATTTCTTAAATCTACTAATTCTGGTTTTTGAACTACTATATAGTATCCCAAATTTTGAGTCGGACTACCACCAATTAAAGTGATAGCTATCTTACCTTTAGTAGCTTGTTCACCATCATTGAATGTAATTGATGTTCCACCCTCAGTGTCTGTACCACCTATGGATAATGAAGGTAGTGATTTTGTACCTTTAGGTAAAGTAATCAATCTATTTCTTAAATTATATTCAGCGTGAACACTAGCTTCTAATTGTGGTAAGTTTTCAATAGCTTCTCCATAAAACGCAGAACCACTTGGATGGTCTGAATTGAAAAGTGTATAGTCAACACCCGAATCCGATAAAGTAAAAGAAGTAATATTTAAATTCTTACCATCTTTAAGAATTTCTCTTCCTTTTTTCGTTAATACTGCATCAACCGTAATTGATGAATTGTCTAAATATCCCATTTATTTTCTCCTATTGAAATACTATAATTCATATATAAATATAAATAAAATCAAAAAATAATCAAATTAATATGTTACATTGTCTGAATTATCTATTTTTGGATTACCAGATACTACTCTGATTTCGTTTTCACCGCCAGTTACTTTAACTCTATAAAACGAAGCACTTGAATAATCCTCTTGTTTAACATTTAAAAATCCTACACCCTTTGAACCCGGAGGTGGATTTTGTGCACCTTTATACATTTGTTCTTTAAATGGATAACTAAATTTTGTAATGTGATTTGATGGTAAAGTAATTGTTCCATCTGAAGATGTTGTAAAGTATCGTGTCTTACCCATCATTCTACCATTTAAAATACTTGAACCAGTCGTAAAATTTTTACTATCATAAGTAACATTTTTGTGAATTTCTTTTGTAACATACATTCTATTAAAAAATCTACTAGCATTTGAAAAATCAGTATTACTAAATGAACCAGTGTGAAATAAATCACCACCTATTCTTGTTAGTGGTGATACATTTGAACCTGAATAATGCTCCATATCACCAATTGTATAAAAATAAAATCTTGTATCTATGTGTCCAACATTATAATCACCACTTGAACCAGTACCACCTGCAAAGTTTATAAAGTGTGTATTATCTGAACCAGTACCCCAATTTTTATGTATGTCTTCAAAGGACTGATTAGATTGTGTTGAATAGTGAATCACACCATCAAAACTATTTACAATCTGAGAACCAGTTGTTGATGGTGGTATAGGTATTGATGCTGAAAATGGATTAACAATTGAAGCAGAATAACCTGCTGGTTGTAAAACAGTTGGATGAACGTATCCGCTATTGGTTACATACGCATTACCTAAACTTATAGATGTAGTAATTGGTAATTCAAGTTTAGAACCACTAGTTGTTGGTGCACCTTGTATTGTCGTTTCTTTTATAGAATTAAAAATAGAAGATGGTATAACTGTTTGAGACACAACATCTATTTCACCATTTCCACTATTTGGATTTGTTTCAACTGAACTTAATTTATGTTCATATTTTTGTTTTTCTAAAATAGTTGGTTTAATTTCAATTGCGATGTTCGCATCTTCATCACTAAATGTACTACCCGCAGGTACTAATGATTGTAATGCATTTACCACGTTTTCACTAAACATATTTTCATTAGCTCTTATAAATTTATTAACATTAATCTCAATCGGATTACAATCAAAAAATTCTTTTCTAAATGTATCTAATTCACTATAAGATGATGAATAATATTTTGTAGGGTCTCCATATTTATTTTCTAAACTAAATCCATCTATTTGATTTAAAATAAAATCATTAACAAAATCTGTAGTAGATTTGTTTATTTCTAATTTTTTAGATACCGTTACGTTTGGTTTTTTACCTTTTACATTTGTCATAGATTCAACAGCAGACTTGTTTGCATTTAAATCACTTAAAATTGTTTTGTTTGGATTTATGATTATATTTGTATTAGTTGGTTGTGCTACATTATCTTTTAATGTAAACTTTACAATATCAATTATGTCAAGTCCATATACAAAAGAGCTGGTAAAAAATGTGCCTGGTTTTGTAAGTGAATAATCTGTTTTTAAATTACATTTTGGAGCAGAATCTATAATTTTTAATTCTTGTACTGAAGAAGAAACTGATGCATTTGAATAATTTTCATTTAATTTAAAATGATAAACCAATTCTTTATCTGTAGAATCTATTGAATTACCAACTGATGAAAATTTATTAAACACATGTTGTCTAAATCTTGATGCACTTAAAGATGTTGTCCACGCTTTTATTTCAGCTATAGAACCACTAAATGTTTCACCTACAAATAAATTGGAAGATGATAAGTAATGTCTTGAACCACTCGATTGCCAGTTTTTATTTGCATTAAAAGTTTTACCAGGAGTATCAGTTCCTCCAGTTAAACCACCACTTATTGACATTGATGTAAAATTATAAGACTTAATCTGTTCAGGTTTTAAAACATTCTGTAAAGCTGTATGTAATCTATATTCTACAGTTCCTCTACCAGTTGAACTTCCTGTCATTCTTTGTATCATCACATTCCACAATTGTCCATCAGTCATTTCATCATAAGCCAGAGACATTGAAATACCATTTGTATTTATTGGTAATGAACCTGTTAAAGAATTATTTAGTCTAAATTGAAATGATGAACTTAATCCACTACCACCAGGTATTAACCTCAAGTCCCATAAACTTTCTGCACCACTACCACTTGATTTTAAAATGGTTTGTGTTTGTGTTGTCGTTCTGTGTTTATAAACAAATTCAATTGTATTAATATCAGCACTATCCATCCACCAATCAAGATTTAAAATTCTACTTGGTTGGTGTAAATGTAAATATCTATAAAATTTAGCTTGACTTGTTACGAATGAAAAACTACCACTTTGATTAAGTAAATTTAAATCAACTGATGGAAATTGTGTTAAATCAGTGGTTTCTATCTGAACATCAGGTAATTCATCATTGACAGTAGGTATAACAGGTCCGGAATCTGGTTCACCAATATTGAACTGACTTGTGCCACCAAATTCTTTAAATTTAATAACATCAGGTGGATAACCATATGTGTTTAATAAAGCTCTAATGGAATTATTTGTTCCTTTTGTTTTATAGATGTATAATAAATTATTTAAAGTTTTTCTCCAAGTATTGTTTTTAATATCATCAATTGTTGTAACACCCGTTAAATATTGTCCCAATGAATCATTTAAACTACCACTAAAAGGATTTATAGCCTCCCAACCAATGTTTGATAACAACATTGGTAGTGTATTATCTGGTGGTGAATCTGTTTTTTCATATCCTCTTTTATGAATTGTTCCCATTGAATCAATATGATTTCTAATTAAATCATATTGTTCACCTTGTAGATTTAAAAAATCTTTCATATCTTGATAATCAGAACTATCTTGGATATAAAGAGGTAAATTGTTTTCAAACGAATGTATATTGTTGGTATCAAATGCAGAAGCTGAATCCAACGTACCATTATACCAATCATTCCATGCATCTGAACTTGTATGATAAATATTGTCAAATGGTAAGACATCTGATGGATTATTTAATGATACTTTTACATCTGTTATTTTTGATTCAACAATACCTGGAGGTGTCAAATATAATTGTTTAACTTCATTAGGAGTTATAGTTCTATCATAAACTCTTGGATATTGTAAAAATCCACTAAAGAATGCATGATTACCACCAACGATTTCATTACCACCAACAGTTAATGGTTCGTTTGGATAGTTAGATGCAGTGAAGTCTGAACCCGTTATACTAAAATTGTCTCCAAGAGTTGGTCCTGATGCAACATTGTTTCCATCAACATATAGTAATAATCCTGTTGCAGAACCACTTTGATAAGTAAATACAATATGATGCCAATCTAATAAGTCATCATCAAAATCGTGAGTTACAGTTTCTGATGTAGCACCTCCACCTGGTGTAGTATTACCTCTAACACCCGCTATAATTCTATTAGGATTTTGAGCATAAGTTATACCATAAGAATTTGTTGTTAAACCCCTACCAAAAATATTTGTAGAACCACTTCCGCCATGCTGTGTTGTATCGGCAGAACCTGTATCTGGATGAAACCTTTTAGCCCATATGGATAATGAAAAGTTATCATCTCTACTAAAGTTAAATTTGTCATCATCAAAATCTAATTCATGTCTACTTTCACTAACGAATTGAATACTTTTACCATATTGTCTACCATGCACTTCAACACCATCAGCTATGGTTACTGAACTAAATGGAGAACTTCCACCAGCTATAGGACCTGGATTATCAAGTGTACCAGAACCCTCAGCAGAAGCACTTAACATCATATCATCAGTAACAAGTGCACCTGATGTAAATGTATCAAAGTTTAAAAATCCTTGTAAACTTGATGTCAATGTGTTACGATAACTTACAGGAAATAAATCACCCGATGGTTTAACTGAACCTAAAAATGGAATACCAATTGATTCAGAATTTACTGTGACATAACTTGCATATTTACCACTTGAATCTAATATTTGATTTGAACCAGTTTTAATACTACCACTTAATATTTCAACATTGGATGAATTTATATTAAAATCACTTTCCTCTAATAATCCAGCTAAATCATTACCAACAGCAGGTGTTGGAATCCAATAAGAATGAGAGGTATGAAAAATATACCTTTGATATTTACTTGGATTTCTTGGTGGATTTTGAACTTCTTGTAACATTTTAGAACCAGAAGTAAATTTAACATTTTGTCCATAATTTTCTGTCTGAAGATTATCAAATCTCAATCTACCATCAGAGTGTCCTAAACTACCACTATCGGCTTTCATTAAAAATGATAAATAAATTGAACTACTGTAATTAAAAAATGGTTTTTCGTGAGCTAAATACTTTCTTGTAAATAAAGATACAGATGTATCTGAACCCATATTTTGAGATGAATGATGATAGGCTGTATTAAATCCATCAGCGTTAGGTATCTCACCAACATAGTCATCAAATTCATTATAATCATTTTGAACAGGAATTGTATCTGCATAATTTTTACCCAAACCAGGAGCTGATGCAGTTGATTCACTTTGTCCATCATAATATAAAAATCTTTCATAAGGTGTAAATGTTCTTATTTCATCATTTATCTTTTTAAATAATTCTTTTCTATGTTCTGTTAAAAATACAGAGGATGTTTGTATACTTTGTCCTGTACTGGATAAAGATTTTGAAATATCGGAATAATATCCTTGAATAGTTTCAATTTTTGTTTTAAAGTTTTCTAATTTCTTTTTAGCAGAACCAAAAAATGTATGGTTTTCAAACTGAGTATAATCTGTATTTAAATTTGGATATTCATAACTACTTGAAATTAAATTATCTAATGTTACGTCACCAATTGAACCACTCAACTCATCATAATTTTGAAAATCAAAATCTTGTCCATCTGAATTTAAATAGTTTTGTTTTGATTGTGGAGCTAATCCATCACCAAAATATTGTTCTGCAATGTCTGAAAAATAATAAGTGTCTTCAAATTGTGTTGTTAAAACTTCTTTTTCAATTGAAACAAAACTTAAATTACCAACAGATAAAGGAAGTGGCTCATAAAGTTTTAAAATTAAAGATTGGTCTTCTTTACCAGTTGATACATCATCAAATAAATAATTCATTATTGGAATGTGGTCACCAGTTCCAATGTTTAGTAAATGTTTAAATTGATATTTATAATTTGGATTTGGTATTTGATTACCAGTACCATCATCTATTGTTTCTGACTCATTGTTGTGAAACTGACTTATAATGTAATTAATTATCGGTGAATCTTTTTCAAGTTTTGAATCCTTTAATTTTAAACGAATTTCTGTCCTTGATGTTGATATTTGTCTTACAATGAAATCATAAACAAGTCCTGTTTCTTCTGTAACTCCTGGTAAATAAAAATCTGAAAATGGCCTTGGTTGAGGTGTTGTGCCACCACTACCTGGTTCTGATTCTGAAAGTATTGATGGGGGACAAGTTCCATTACCATCATTTAGTCCAAGTTGACAATCTGCGTTTAAATCAGATTTCATAGTTAACATTTCTTGACTTATATCTGTTCTACCAACAAGGGCCCAGTTTGTTATGTCAAGAGTATTAAACAACCCATCACTTGGTCCTCCAATATCAAACTCTTCAAAATATTGTGGATATGGTAAAGTTGATAAATCTACATTTTCTACATTTTCAGGATTTAATTGGTTTAAAAAATCAATCTTAAATCTGTAACCACCTTGAGGTAAATCTACACTATTGAATATTTCATTTGGTTTAATGTATATATCATTACCATTTTGATATATTTTAAAATCATTATAAACACCACCAACTAATCTACTTTGAACATTACCATTATCACTTAATCCTTCAAATGGTGTAATGTTTATATAAACACCAACATTTGATGGTGATGCATAAAATACACCCACAGCATTATCAAGTGCTTCAGTTGGAAAAACTGTTAATCTAATATAGTCGGTTGAGTTAAAATTAGTATCAAAAACACCATCTTGTTGGTTTGCAACTAATTGAAAATCTCCAGCAGATAAATCATATTCAAATTGTGGCATTTTTATAACGCTCCGTTTCTATTATTAGTCTTTTTAGGTATTTTTATAAATGAATCTCTTGTCATTGGTTTATTTTTTCGATTCTTTTTAATTCTATAATCTCCAATTAAAAAACCTTTATTTCCATTACCATTAGAATCATCAATTACATTCGTAGATAAATCACCTAAATTAAATTCTATTTTACAATTTTGTTTTAAATCAACATCTAAATTGTCATCTATAAATATCTGTCCGACAGAACTTTCCTCTGGAAAAGTTGTAGTTGGTGTTAACCCATCCCAATAATTAAAATCATCATAAAAATTTATTAGTGATGAATCTGCTCTTGTTAAACTTATATCTTTCCACTTTGTTTTGTCATATAATTGTCCATTTAAAAATTGAATTTCATGTCGTGATGGTGTATTAAAATATTGTACTGCGGGGAATAAATGAACCCAAACTACACACTCTTCACCAACAACGCAATTTGCTTGTTCCCAAAAGTCAGGATGTTGTTGTTGTTGATAATCATTACCATGATCTCCATAAATCCACATTGTCATTTGACTTCCTGGACTTACTGATGTAATTGTTGTTCCATCATATGGACTTTGTGTTTGTTTATCCCAATCATCAGCCTGTATACTAATACCTTTGTTTTTAAATCTTATACCAATTCCCTTTAATGAAGAGTTTGTTTCTCCACCCACATCTTCTTCAGTTCCCATATAAGTAAATTTTAATTGATACCATTGTGTTAAATCATTAACATCTAATAAATCATAACAACTTTGATAATCATTACAATCTTTAAGTATATGGTCATAAAGTCCTGTTATGGTTGTTGAAAATTCTTCACCATCTCCTCCATTAGAAGCCCCTTGTAAAACTGTTGCAGTATATTCATTCATCATTGAATCATATTCTAAAATCATATCATCATCATCATAATCAAAAATATCAGAAAGATTTGATTCTGTATCTAAAGTAGGTGTTGGAAAATACTGTGGATTATTTGATAAAACTTTTAACAATGTATTGATATCATAACTTTTGTTAAAATATCTTATTTGTTCCAAATCCATTTTTTCTATATTTTTTCCAAGTTCATTATTTTCTTTAGCATTAATTAAAAATGTTTCATCAATTATATCTTGATTTCCTACTTTACCACCACTTAATGTATCTTGAACACTTTTTAAGTATTTTGAATCTTGACTAATACCACCAATCACAGGATTTGTATTTGGCCAAGGTATTGTGGTGTAATCATTACCACCCAATTCATTAAAGTCAGGAAATTCAGTAGATGGTAAATCTAAGAAGATTCTTGTAGTGACAAGTTTCCATCTAAGTGGTTCAACATAATCTATAATTTCATCAAAAAAATTTAAATCATTTTGATACCACGGCTTTTCACTCACACTAACCATAATACTTTTGATAGTTTTTATACCTGAAGTATTGTATGTATTTCTTAATTCTCTTGTTCTCAAATGTTCACCACCATCACCAAATGTTCTAGGGAGGTGGGTACTAAAATTAAGTTCATGATTATTATTTATATATTTTGGTATGTATAAATTTTCATTTCTTTTATCTAATAATTGTTGTTTTGTTCTTGGCCAATCGGCTAAAACATCGTTTATTGTTTTAAATTTATCATCACTATCATTCCAATCTATTACAAAACAAAGATAGTCTACACCATCAGGTCCCATATTATTTACTGTTACTTGTTCACCAGTAATTATATCGTTGTAAGTTGCTTGAAGACTGTCAGTTGGATTATTTGGATTAACAAACTCATCATTATAACTATCCCATTTAGTTTTTTGAATTAATTCAATACTTTCACTTAAATTTACACCTTCATTTAAAATTTGTTGATTCCAATAAATTGTTTGCACGCCTGAAATTTCAAACGTAAAAGTTCCACCATTATTGAAAGAAGGAGTATTGATTAATTCAGTACCATCATCCAATGTCCATTGTTCCGTAGTCATATCACGAACAAGTGTTACACCAGCGTCTTCACCCGTAATGCTAACAATTTCCAATGGTATACTATCATAAGTTATTTCATAATTATCACCAGTCCAAATAATTGTATTAACATCAGGAATACTACCATCTGAATTATTTGGGTCTATTAAAATTTCTTCACCATTTGTATAAGTTAACTCTGCTTGTGTTATATCATATAAAGTTAAACCATCACGATATGGTAATGGGTGAAGACATATATTGAAATTTAATTCAACACTATTTGGTGCTGAAACTAAAAGTCTATCACCATCACTTTGATAATAAGCTTGTAAATCAGTATCTGCGAATAATCTTACAATAGGTGTTGGTGCGAAGTCTGAAAATTTACGAAAATATTTTTGTCCTAAGTATTCAGGATCATTATGTGTATATTGAAGAAGAGCATCTCTAATTTGACTCGCAGGAAACATATTTAACATCACATGATCTATTTCAGCTTCTAACTCATTTGTTAAAATTGGATACAATGGATATTGAATGTCATTAATTATATTTTCATATTTGGGTGAAGGATTATATCCTTGTTCTAAATTAGCACCACCACTAGTGTCTATTATCATTCTAAATTCTTTACCACCAAAAGCTGCTGTTCTGTCTCCACTTGAATATCTTGCATTTGTTGGCTCATCCCATTCCAATATCGTTACTTTACCTGAACCATCTTCATTAAATAATTCCATTGGGTCAAATGCATATAAATTTATTGTTTGATTTCTACTTCTATCCCACGGCCATATATCTTGGTCACCATCCATATGAATACCAAAGAAAACTAAATTTGCAGCTCCATTTTCTTGAAATAAATTTGTTTGGTCATCTTCATATCCTGTAGTACCATCAACATTTCCATCATCACCAAACTCTACACCAACCTTTCTTAAAGATCGTATGGGATTAAAAGTACTACGTTTATTACCCCACTCCATATCATATTTAGCAGAATTAGTATTTCCAACCGGCCCATAATTCAATGTATCAAAGTTTTCTACAATGGAAAGATTTCTAATACCTTGAAAGTCACCTGGTGCGTCACCTTCACCATAATTGGGGCCATTTTGACTATAGAACCAAGCAGCTCCATTGGAATCGTCTTCATCAGTATCACCCTTGCCTTCCATTCCATTCTTTAAAGTAGTATAACCTTTTAAACTTCCATTTGTGTTATATGGGTTAAAAAATTCTTGGGAAAATATAAAGAAACGAAAATAAACATCATTAATATCACTATTAACACCTCTGTTAACGATATTTAAACTTTGTATTTTAATTGAAGTGTTACCTAAATATTGAAGTTCATCACCAGCGCCTGGTCGTTGATATGATGATTCAACTTTTGATTCCAATATAGCTTCATTGATTGAATCTCCAACAAAAGATGAATATAAATCTTTGTCTATAAATTTATCAGCATTAATTGGAACACTATCTGAATCTAAATAAACATTACTATTATTATCTGACAAATAAGTGTATATACCTAAATCATCTTGAAATGGTTTATTTCTTATCATTCTTTTTTTAATAGCCACTAAAATGCTCCGTTATTTTTAGATGTTTTAAATAAACTTGTTGTTCTTGTTTTTTTAGGTTCAAGAGTTTCTTTATCAAAATTTGGACGATAATCATTATATCCAAAACCAAAGTTATTATTACCACTATAATCATTAAAAACATTTGATTCTAAACTTTCATTTCCTATAGATATAAGTAGATTAGAATCAGTAAAATTTTCATTAGTTATTGGACCTTCACTTGGAAATGGTATTTTAAAAACATTATTAATTCTTGGATAACCACTAATTACATTTCCATCTTCATCCGTTTCAATGTTTACAAATGTACCATCTGATTGATATTTTGGAAGTACTGGATAATAATTATTTATCGTAAAATTTTGTTCAGAGTAAATGTCTATAGTTTTTGCCTCATTTTCAGACTCCAAATCAATACCCTCTCTATTAAATATAGAATAGTCTTTTGGAATAATATTTTTCCAATATCTATCATTATTAGGATTACCAATAATTTCTAAATCCTCTTCTTTAAATCCAAACATTTCTGATAATTGTATTGGTTTATTAAAATAACGTATATTTGTTAAGTCTGTATTTCCTATTGAATTACCAAGTTCTTCTGAAAATGTTTGTATACCATTATAAATTAAATTATTATCGGAATCATATCTTTGTTCTTTAAATCCATTTAGTAAATTAAAATTAGAACTAAATGATGAATTTATTTTATCTAAGGCCAATTCTGTTTTTAATTGATAACCTTTATTTTGAAATAACCCATTAAATACTTTTTGTTCCACACCATCAGTGTCTCTAACAATACCAAGTTGTCTTGATGTAGATTTATAATAAATACTTTCTTTAGAATACCCACCAATTATAGGTAATGTATTTTTATATGGTATGAATGAAAAACCATCAGAACCAAAATATTTAAAATCTTCATCCAATCCTTCGTTTATATTTATTCTCAAAGTAAATCTTTTATTGTGTATTACACCCAAAGGTTCATAGTTTTTGTCAGGTTTCATTCTTAACATTGTACCTTTGATTTCAAAAATACCACCTTTTTCATAAGTGTGAAATACAGATATATTTTCACCCAATAACTTTGGTTCACTTATAAATTCAGGTGGTGAACCATCACCCCAATCAACATCATATAAATAAAACATTCCTTTTCTAAAATCATTATAAATAATAGATTTTTGTTCTTGAAATGGGTTATTTGTATAATATATTGGATAAAAATAAAATTGTGCTTCTAAAGGAGCAGTGGTATCTTTATATTTTTCAGGCTCTAAATTTTTATCATAATACTTTGTTAAATCTGCAGTACCATATTCATCTGGTCCTTTTTTCATTCGCACATCAACATCGGGTTGAAACTCATATGATTCTCTAATTTCAAAATCATCAAGATAAACTGTTCCATTGAATCCAGTATTAGCACCAATTCCACTTGATTGAATGATAAACCACATATCTTGTAGATTGTTTGTATCTTCATTATTAATATAATTTTCAGATAAATTAAACACATAACTAAAATTTTCCCAAACATTCAATTTAGTATTTGAAAATCTATTCATTGCACCAAAGTTTTTTTGTTCACTACTACCAAATGAACTAATGGAATTGTGACTACCAATTGATTGATTGTATTGTTCATTGTAATTGGTTGAAAGATAATTTATTTCGTTTTGAACTGTTTGAAATAAACCCTTACTATCAACAACTTTAAACTCAAATGTAAATCTAAATTCTAATCTATCTATTGAACTACTTGATAATTTAAACCTAACAGGAATTTTATATCCATTAGTATTTCCATTATATTCTCCATGAAAGCTTTCATTAGGACTATCAAATACAGCTGTTGATGTTGGATTATCATTGTATTGTCTAGGTAATGAAACTCTACCTGTCCATACTGGATTATTTCCATTATCTTCAAAAGAATCATCTACTGAACTATCCGTGTCCCAATCTTGATTACCGGTTGCAAATGGAATATTACACATACTAAATTGTTCAACGTATTGACTACCAGCACCAAGATCTCCATATAATTCTATTTTAACAATATCTATAGAGTATAAATAAGAATCTGGATTTGCGTCAAGATATGCTAATCTTTCAGCAACCTCATCATTACCACCACTTAATGTATTTATAAAAAGTTGCCAATGTGGTAAATGAACAGTGAAATATTGAGCAGTAGTGCCAATATTTTGCGAGTGGTCTTCACCATCATATTTAAAATCATATTGATTATATACCTGAGCTCCACCATCATCATCATAAAGAAGTATGTTAGGTAATGGATTGAACTGTCCAGTTTCATAATATGTATCTTTTCCATTAGGAGTGGTATCCTCATCAGGATAAATTTCATATGAATAATCTGTTTCAAATTCTTCTAATTCAAATGTACCTGTACCTTCTGGATTATTTTTTGTAATTCCAACTTCAACCACTGGATTTTCATAATTTAAAACTTCTTCACTAGTATCATCATCACTTTCAACGACTTCATTTGACTCCGTTGTTTTCATCCAAAAACTAACCTTTAAAGAACTGTATGGATTCAATTCAGTGTCTTGGTCTGAAAAATATATTTGTTGATATTGATTCAATGCTCTGTATTGATTTTCATCTCCTAAAGATAAAACTTGAAGAGCTGTACTTAGTGGTTGGTCTAAATTACTTATAGCTGGAGTTAAGTAACTAACACATTGCCAGTATGGACCCGTTATGCCATCAGAGGTATTATTTTCTAAAGGGTGTGTTTCATATGCTTTAACACAATATCTATGTGTTCCTTGACACATATCAGAATCTTTAATATATGTTTGATTTGAAAAATCAATAGTTGTACATGGAGCAGTCAGACTATTACCAAACCAAACATCAATATATTTTAATGGGTTCATACATTTCCCACTTCCAGCCTCTTCAGTATCACCTACATCATAATCATTTGGATTTCCAGCTGGTAAGAGCGGGTTACCTGCACATTTTAAAGTTTCACCATTATTATCCGTACCACAAGTATCCACATCCCCATTTTGTAAATCCCATGTTTTTAAATTCATATTACATTCATAAGTTGTCCATTGTATTTGTTCACTACCTTGCCCATTTACCAAACCTGTATTTATACTTGTATCATCATAGTCCTCTTGATTACCACCAAACAATGTAGCGCAAGCTAGTTGTAAATCATATGAGGGAATGACTTGTGATTCATAATCTGTTGTAAAAAATATATTTAATTCAGGAAATTCAGCTATTTGAATAAAATTATCACCTTGTTGATACATACCAACTATTCCCATAAATTGTGATTCACCATATACTATTTTAGAAGTATATTGACAATCGTCATCTGGCCATGCATATGAGTCTAATCCTATATCATAATCACCAAAACCCTCATCATTTATTGATATTTGTCCTACATCATAAATCATATTACTTACATCTTCCCATCTATCATCAGCAGTAAATTGTAAACATCTTTTAAATGAAAAACATTCATCTGATAAAACCCATTTAGCCCATTGCATATCATAATTTAAAACTTCATCTGAAACTTTCAAATAAGGATAATATCCAGCGTAACCAAATTGCCCATCTTCTGTGTTTTGTAAATTATTCACTTCCACATCAATTGTTTCACAAGTCATTTTTGATATATAAGGTAAGTCATTACCTAGAAACATTGGTGGAAATAAAGAAAAACTTAATTCATCATTCTCATTTTTTACCACGAGTCCACCCTCATCAAAAGATAAATATTCAAAGTGTATTCCATCAGGTTCGGTATCAGGTAAGAGTCTTACTCTATCATATCCTTTAGCTTGACAAAATAAATCTAAACCTACCACTATATCTCTTTGCTCTTCTTCAGTTTTATTTGTAAATATAGATTGAGGAATTGACATTGCATCAAAGAATCCTGGTAATTGAGTTCCTTCAGGCATAAAGTGTGTGTGAGTATTATTTAAGGTATCAGTATATGTTCCTCCCTCAAAATCTTGATTTAAAAATGGTGGTTGATATGGTGCAGTGTTTGATTGACCAAAATAAACTTGCATATTATCAGGCATTAAATGTATCAATTCAGAGAAAGGTTCAGGAAATATAAACATTTTTTCATCTAAAATAGTTGTATTTTGAGCTGTTTGTGAAAAATTTTCATCTTGTACGAATTTTCTAACATAAGCTTCATTTGGTTTATTTGTAGGTGTTAAATTAAACCCAACACCATCATATCCTAAATAATCCCATCCACCAGCCGGTTTATAGGAAAATTCACCTAAGCTTCCAGTTTTAAATTGATTTGACTCTACATATCTTGCTTGTCCATTTGATACTAAATTTTTAGTTGAAATTTGTTGAAATAATAAGTTAGGAACATTTTCCGTGAAGTTTTCTTTTGAAGTATTGTTGTCCTCTGTTGCAAACAATCCAAGACTTGGTCTTGTATCATCATCTAATAAATAATATTCATCAGTATTTATTTTAACATCACCTACATCCGCTATACTATAACACCTAAGTTTAGTTATAATACCTTCAAATTCTATTGAACCGGCTGGAGGAGCAGGAGATATATAAATTCTAGGTCTTCCATCATCATCTCCACCATATGGTGCAACAAGTGAATATAAACCAACTTCATTAATTGCAGTGGTGTTAAATTCTAAAATCTCAGCAAAATCATATCCTTTGTATTGACAAAAAAGTGATTCAATTCTAAAAAATTCTGTAAATTCTGATGGAGAAAAATCATCTCCCCAAGTAAAATCAAGTTGGTGGTCGAATGATGTCATTGGGTCATTATAATCTTTAACCATAGCCATACCAAAATATTCTGGAAATTCATAACTACTTGAACCTCCCATGTATTGATTATATACAGTATCATAATTACCAATAGCAAGTACAGATAAGCTATCATAACTAAAAGGTAATTCAGATATCTCACCACCTTCTACTGGTTTCATTTCAAAACCAGTTATTTCTTCAGATGAGCCAAAGTGTTCATATGGAATTGGATTGTTGAATATTTCTTGTGTTATTAAAATACTTCCATCCAATGTATAAAAATATTGAGATAAATCTATTCCACTGTATGGGTCATATGTATTGGATAGGGTTGGTTCAATTACAACACCTGGTACTCCAAAATCACCTATTGTATCCTTAGAAAAAGTTGACATTGTGATTATACCTTAAAGCCACGAGCTCTTAATAAATCAGTCCGTGATATGATTTCTACTTTTGCTTTGTTTCCATAACCTGAATTTGCAACTGGTTCTGTTGTAATTGGGTTAATGTGATTCATCCAAAAATCAGAATTGCTTTTAAATGATTCATAATATTGTTCAGTTTCGTTTGGTTCAATAATATTTGGATTATATGTCGCACATATGAAATACCATTCATTAAAATCTTGAGGAATGTGTGTTGTACTTAATAACCTTAAATCATCATAACCAGGATTAGATGAATTTAATTCAGGTGGATTCCAAGAAAATTTTCTCATCGTTGCATTACCAACGTGAGAATCTCTTAAACCATTATCAGCACCAGTTGATGTTGTATCACCAAATTCTCTAACTTGTAAACGAACAAATCTTTCTGAATTTGTATTTTTAAATAAACCTAATGTATCGGATAGATAACCATTAACATCAACAAACTCTCCAAAGTTAGTGTAGTCTGTTCCTACTCTAGTAGGGTCATCTCTATTTACAATATAAGTTTCTAACTTAAAACCAAATGGATTTTCACTTCGTGTTGGATTTCCAAAATTAAACAAAGTACCACTTGATGTTTTATCTAAAAACCTTACCCACATTGTAATGGTGAAACCAGTTCCAGCATTATTTAATATAAATGTTTTTTTACTATCATCATCTATCTGAGTTAATAATCCATTATAATCACTTGTTAACCAAGTTGGATTGTTAGGATTTAAACTTTCTACAAATTCTTCATTTGTATTTCTTATAATAATACCTTGATTTAAATTCCTAAATTGTAAATAACCATTTGATTGATTTTCATATGTTGGAATATCATCAAGCTCTATTGTATCCTCCAATATATCTGTCAAATATGGTTCAACTCTTCTGTAAATATCTTCAATTGTGTAGTTTGAATTACTAGCGTTTGCTGTATTTTTTAATCTATGAATAAACGCGTCATCTTCATCTATGTTTGATTCATCAGGATTATCTTGTGCGTATGAAATACTATTATCTTGACTATATTGAAGTGAACCAGTCCAAGTCCCATTTTCAGCTCTATCAACTCTACCATCATCATCATCATCAAAGTTTGGTAGTGTTGGTGGAAGTAACGCCTCCATCTCTTGAAACAATCTGATAATTCTGGATTGTCTCGCATCACCAGTTGGAAGTAATTCAAATATATTTGTGTCTAAAATATCTTCAGCTTTATCTACATCTATTTCAGTTTCTTTTTGAACTATTGGAACAAATTGACTAACATTTAGTGGATTACCTTCACCAAAAATTAAATCCGTTATTTCTAAACTTCCATTAGGTAAGTTACCACCTATGATAAATATAGAATCTATTCCACCTACTTCGCCATTACCATTAATTAAAATTTCTTGAATTAAATCAAATTCAACCTCATTAGCTATTGTTTGTAAATTAGTTTGAACACCATCATTATCAGATATTGTTTGTAATAAATCTTCTTTATTAGCTTCAACATCTTGTTGATATAAAACTAATCTTTCAGTTACATTGTTTCTACCAGATTGAAGTATTCCATTACGAATTGTTTTTTGACTTTGATTAACTAAATTTACATCAACTAAATTACTTTCTATTAAAGCATCAGCGATTAAATCTAACAATCTTTCAAGATTTTGTCTTTGTATTTGTGGGTCTAAATCTGCCATAACTATTTCCTCTTAACTATAAATTCAAAATCATCATCAAATGTTTGTTCTTGTCCATCATCATATTTTAATTTTAATAAAATTTTATAAACTCTATCAGGATAGAAACCATCTAAGTATTGAATGAAATAATTAGAATTACTATCACAACTCATAGATGTAAATTGACTAAATGGAACGATAAACTCATCAGTAGCCACATCTTTAATTGCATATGAACCACTACCTTCAGTTATAAATGAACCAGTTACAGTCTGAACTGATGTATTGAAAGTTTTTTGAATGTATCTTTTTCTAGCACCAACTCTAAACTTAACTCGTTCACCCACCTTGTATTCATCTCTCAAACCTTTCATATATAAAAAGTTATCAGCTAACCCACTCATTGTTAACTCGGTTAGTGAGCCTGTATTTGAACCACTACAAGCTATATGGTCGTCCCAACGGACTTCTATTCTTGGTGAGAAAATTGTATGTGTATTTCTTGAGAAAAATTTTAAATGGCCAAATGTTTGTGAGTCTGTTTCTTGACTACCACTAAAACGAACTAACATTCCATTGTTTGTAATCTGTCCTTTTAGCCACATATTCATCATATTGGTTATTTCAACATTAACATCGGGTGATTGCTCACTAAATGTCTGAACAGAATGACTTACAGTTGTGATTGTACCACCAGCAGAAGTCCAAGCTGTAGCTGAACCTCCTCTTGGATACCTTCTATTTTCCCAACTACATCCATTTATATTTTTTGGATTATCACTAAACTTACCAGTACCCTCAACCCAAGCCTCACTTAGTGGTTGAACGGCTAACTTGTAATTAGTACTTAATTCCGCATTACCTTCAGCTTCATACAATCTTAAAAAGTATTTCGCGTCAGAAGATATAGTTCCATCGGATACTGATTTAGACAATTCAGTAAACTCATCTCCACTAAATTGAACCAATGCTCTCGTTGGATAATCAAATGAACTATTGTAAAATTCTTTTTTAACTTCAAGTATTTGGTCTCTTCCAAAGTTTTGGTCTCTAAAAGACTCACCTGTTATTGTATTTGAACCACTTGAAATCCAAGTGTCTTTTGATGGAAAAATAAAATGATGCATTATCTAACTCTCCCTTGTATGTTTTGATTTGGATTCTTTAATTCAAAAACCGTTGGTGTTGATACTAATGGTGGAATAACAATTGTTTTGTCATCAGAAAGAGCACCTTGAATTGAAAAATCATATTTATAACCATAACCAGTAGGTTGTGAAATTTCAAAAGTTTCTCCATCAGTTTGATAAGAATATGTATACAGTGGTGGATTAAATTCTTCACCCTCACCACTAGGTGAACCAGAAATATCATCATAGAAATAATCTCTATCTTGAGTTATTGTAACATGTCCAATTGAACGAACACCTTCAACACCCATTAGTTCATATTCTAATTGACTTTTATAAATTGGTTGATTGAATTGCATTTTTTCAATTCTAAAATAATCTTTTATTTTTTGAATACAATTTAATTTTACTTGTTGTTTATCAGCATATTTTTCAGCTATGACATCAAATATTACACCAAAGTTGACAACATATCCATCGTTAAATGTTATTATATCTGTTAACATTTTAAAATTTTGTAAATAGTTATTTAAATTAGTTAATAAGGTTTGTGGAACTGAGTCATTAGTTCCCAATGATGTTGCATGAGGATTACCAATTAAATTCTTTTGTCCATTGTATGTTAAACAATAAATATTTATTGTTGTCAAACCTGGATTTTCTATAAATTGATTTATAAAATTTTGTAACACAGTTCCCCCAGCTGATATATCATTTAAAGTACCATTTGCCGAGTTTAAATTACCAATAACGTCATCCAAAGTATTTGTTGTTGTATCAGGATTATCTATGATGTCTTGTAATACACTAATTGTAGAAGTTAAATTACTATTAGCAAATTCAGCTAATTGATTAATGGATGCAGCAGCTATATCAGCTCCACCCACTTGTGGTTGATAAGATGCATCTCGTGTAACATATACTTTCGCTATACCACCATACTGAGAATCCATATTTAAAATACGAGCTTCATAATCTTCTTTTGTAACACATCTATTTTGTGTTGCAAAAAATGCTTTAGCTTTTTCTTTTATTTCAATTATTTCCTCTTTGTTTCTACCACCAATAGCTGGTGAGTTATTTATAACACTTGTCAATTGAGCATTTGTATTTCCATTATCAGCAGTCAATGTTGGTGTGGTTATAATATTACCAGCTGGTACGTTTGATTGTGAACCACCTCCAACACGATAGGTGATTGTTAAAGTTGTATTGTTTGGTGTTTCACCAAGTGTTGAATAAAAATCACCTAACAATGGGTCTATACCATCATTTAAATCACTTGTTTGACCAGGAATGGTAATTCCTAATTGTCCGACATCAATATAATCCTCAGTTATGGTTTGTCCGTTTTTCAAAACACCATTTCCAAATACTAATGATGTAGTGTTATCAACATTAGTTTCACGGGTAAATCTTTTTGTTGTTTTTCTATAAGTTAAAGAAAAAGGAACTGCTGTCGATGAAGGTAGTCCACCCTCTGTCGCATAAGCAGAATTTCTATCAATATCATCAGTATAATGTGTTTTTATTGGTATTTGGTCTTGTGCTAAAAAATCTACTTCATACCAATTATTCCCGTTTGAATCCACACAAGAAACAATGTCAACAACATTAGTATCAGGTATTGTAAGTTTTCTAAATTTTTCAGGAGCTCCAACTTGAAATGATATTGTTTTTTCTTTAGCACTTACAGCTGTCACATTCCTTGATAAAGTATATGATGTTGCTAGTCCAGCGTCATCTTCTGTTCCAATAACAGCTGTGTCGTTTGATTGTGTTATTTGAAAATCTATATGTTCAAGAGTTGTAAACACAATGTTTGAATTTGAAATGGATTCTATTTCAATACCTGGATTAAATATACCACCATTACTATAATCTATTTTAGACCTATCTGTTGAAGCAGTTACCTCCGATGTAAAGGTTAATGTAACGTATGATGGAATAATTGGTTTGACTTTATAACCAAACATTTTAGCCATATTAATTACATTTCTTCTTTCTGATGCTAATGGTAATAACATCTCTTTATATTGTTGGTCGATATAAAACGATAACACATCACCAACATATGCGTTCATTTCTAATAACATCATACCAGGTGATGTTTCATTAAAATCTTGATAGGTATCAGGAAAATAAGATTTAGCATAATTCATTAAAGATTCTTTTAAACTTGAAAAATCTTTATTTAAATAATTTACATTTGATTCTTTAAAATTTTCATTACCATATGTTGGCATTTTTTATCTCCAATTAATATCCGCCACCCCCTACTGAAGATTCTGAATTGATAGTTGAACCATCACTAAAATTTAAAGTCACAGAATCTAAGGTATTTGGGTCTTGTGTGATGTTAAATAATATTTTTACTCTTATTTCATTAGCCCCCACAACTTGATTACTTTCAATTGTGTCTATTTTAATATCTCTTACTTGTACAAAGGGTAACCATAATTCAAACCTATCTAATATAGCATCTTCTACCGCAATTAAATTTTCACTTTTAATATGTTCAAATAGTAGTCCTCTTAAATTTAAACCTAAGTTAGGTTGAAAAAGTCTTTCACCTTCATTGGTTTGTAATAAATTTCTTATATTGTTTTTAACAGCTTCAATGGTTGTTGAAGTTGATGCAAAAAATCCATCTAATTCACTATCTCTACGAATAGGTAAGTCTAAACCTATTTTTATTTTATCATCTTCATCTTGAAGATATGGTTTTTTTGATGTATCTCTTACAGCCATTATAATAATTCCTCAATGTCTTCTTTAATAATTTTTACAGTTGTAAATTGTCTTTGTCCTGCTTCATCTTCATTATTAAACTCATCTTGTGATTCAGGATCTTCACCAATATAAACATAACCAGTAGCCTCTAAACCACCAGATTCTTTTGTAATATTTATAGCTGGTACTTCTCCAGCACCTTCTAACAATGGTTCTACAGCTTTTTGAATAGCTAATTCAAGTCTATCAACTATCTGTTCAACCACTTGACTACCACCAGGTATAAGTCCACCAATTTGTTTTAAAGTTTTTAACAATGGTGCTTTATCCCCAAGTAATGTTTCCAATTCAAGATTGATAGGTATGGGTTGTGTTTTTAATTCTTCAATTACAACATTCGCTTTTAATTGAGTTATCGTAAATTCACATTGAGTTAAAAAATTAACAATTGCATCTACTGTTAATTGAGCTTGAATATCAATTGGTGAACCTTTAGTAGTATCAATATCCTCTTCTTTCAAACCAGAAATTTTAGCAGATTCTATAGCTGCAGTAATTAAGTTTTCCCTTAAACCTTTATTTGGGTCTATTGATGGTTTTTCCGCCATTATAATCTTCCACTTTTCATTTTAGATTTTTCTTCACTTTTTTTCAATACTTCACTATAATCTTTATTTAAGAATTGACTCATCGGATCACTTGATGGTACGACTTGTGGTTGTTGATTCATCATATCACCATATTGTTTACCAACTAATTCATTCATTCTATCAGAAGTAAACTCACCACCACCTAATGTTTTCCAATCACCATCTTGAGCAGTTTCATTCAATACATCATTCAATACTGAATTAGATGTGAATGATTTTTTCTCAATTATTTTTTTAGGTTGTGGTTGAGATTCAATTGGTTGTTTTAATTCAGTTATCACTTCCTTAATAGCCATCGCAACTTCTTCTCTAACGATTTGTCTGATTATAGTTTTTATATTTGTTTTTTTCTTTTTCATAATTACCTCTTTATACATTTGGTTCTACAAAATGTTTTGTACTTAGTATATTATTTATTTTTGTTCCTAAATCTGTTATTTGTTTAGGGTCTACAACTACTTTAACTTGTCCTAATTGTGATGATACAGAGTTTATACTTTGAATCATTGTTAACATATCATTTAATACAATATGTAACTTTTGTCCTAAAACGGCAGGTTGCATTTTTGAATTAGCTTCTTTATCGTCTACAGTTGTAAAACTCCTATCTTTACCATCTTTAAATGGATTACCTAAAAAAGTTTTTTGTGATTCTATTATCAAATTTTCATTATTTGATATAGTTAAATGTCTACCCGTTCCAATATGAATATCTTTAATTGATGATAAATACATATCATCTTCTCTTGTGTTTAAAGTAATTCTATCTGAATGTAATAACACTTGATTAGCTTTTGTGGTTAAATCTCCCTTTTCCATTTTACCATATTCATATATGGATTTACCCTCATTGGGATAAATACCATTAACTGTTTCAATTAAATCCTGCATTGACCTGTTGAATGGTAATTCTCTAACTACAAATGATTCTACTAAATCAGAAGCCAATCTAAAACCAGTTATGGTTTTTCCACTAAATGGTTCAACTATACTTTCAAAATGTTGCTGTAATGAACCATTAGATGTAATACTTATAAGAGTACCATCTTGAAAATTTTCATATGGTGCACTTGAATTTCTAAAATTTGACATAAAAATATAAGGATATTTACTTCTACTTCCTATACGAATACTATTTCCATGTCTACCCTCTAATGTTAAATCACCAGTTGTTTCATTAATAGCATCACCAAAATCTAATTCTTCTTTTCTTTCTTTAGTTAATCTTTCCCATTCAAGATTTTTATAAAAATTTGGTGATTCCCCAAGAGCACCTCTCGAAGTTACCTCACCACTATCGGTTTCAGGTAAAACCATATCTTGTTTAAAAAGAGCATCACCTGGTGAGTTCCAAGTAACACTATTATTATCAGTGTTAAGTGGTCCTAAATAATAATTAACTCCACCAATAGTTGTAAGTAAAACTGGATCACCTTTAGTTGGTATATCAGTAATTCCTCTTAACAATGGAAAGTATCTAAAATCCTCATTTCCCAATGCAGATTCTTTTGATACAAATTTTTCTCCAGTGTGAGCTGGTACAGCTATTATAGTGTTTATATGATTACCAGCGTCGAAATGTGGGTTTTCATCAGAGTGACAAACATCTGCACAATAGCCAGGCACAAATTGTAAATACATTGGAACAGAATATTCTTGTCCAAAAATATCTTTTTGTGTGTTTGGATTTTGAAACATATTAGGCATTTAACTCTCCGAAAATCCTTTTTGTATTGTTTTATCTTTTATACTTTCAAGACGATGACTTTCTTTTTGTAAATCATCTACAGTATCTTGAAGTGTTCCCATAAGTTCTGCTTTTTCCTCTTCACTTAATAACATTGATTCATCTGATTCACCTTGTGATTTAGAAATTATTCTTTGTAGTACACCAGCGAGTTTTACCAAATGTTCATCATTACGAACAGCTGTATCCATATATTCTTTTATAATAGGTGCAACCAATACCACGTCATCTATGGTTGTTATGAATCCATGTATTTCTGATATTAACAAATCGATTTGAGTTTTACGTTTTGTAGTATTCTCATATATATCCTTTGTTAAATCTTGGAAAGTTTTTCCCTCAAATATTTCTTTTTCGCCTGACATACAATCTCCTCAAGATGTAGTTATTCATATATAAATATAAAATTTGTAAGAAATTGTATGAAATAAAAAACCCTCATTTAAGAGGGTTTAATATTTTAAAAGAATGAGCCTGAGGAGTCAATTGTTATCGTACCCGTTTTATGATATTTATTGACTAATTTTTTATAATGTTTTTTCAGTGTATTAACAACAGATGTTATATGTGCAGTTTCAACATCAGTCATTTCTCTTATTAAAATATAAATAGCTTTTTTATTAAAGTTTTCAATGTCATCTCGTTGTTTCATTAAATCAACAATAGCATATCCTATTTTTAAATCTCTTTCTTTTTTAAAAATATTGCTCATATTGTCATCAAAATAGTAAACTATTTCATTAGTTAATGTTTTAAAATCAGATTCATCAAATTTGTCAGAGCTCTTATGTCTATCCAATACATCCATACCATCGTGAGTTTTTAATTTTTTATAGTTGTTATTATTATGAAGAATTAAATAATTTTTAGCCACAACTGAAAAATAACTAAATGCCTTTGAACCTTTTGTGTGGTCATATTTATGCATATTCATAACCATAAATGCAACAACCTCATGTTTTACATCATTGAATCCATAATCAAAATAAGTAAATTTAAAAGTATTAATTATGTTTTCAGCCAACTTATCAAATGCTGCATGTATTCGTGTTCCATAAATTATGTTTCTTTCACTATCATCAGTAGATGAATTATATTCAATAATAGCATCTTGAACTTCTTTTCCAAAATATACTTTTCTTTTAGCTTTCTTTTTTGCCATCTTGTGTCTCCTCTTCAAATATTCCATCA